AGTGTGTATAATGAAAGTATAAAGTAATGTTTATTAAATAGGCGGTTATTAAAAAGATTACTTTTTATAAGGAGGTGAAAAATATGGATGTATATATTCATAATAAAAAAGTAAAAAAAATGATGTTCTTAAAAGGGTGGAATATGACAGAAATGGCTAATCTCATTGGCGTCAGTACTTCTTACTTTAGCCAAATTATGAATAAACGAAAAAAACCAAGTACAAAACTAGCAAAAAAGATTGCTGATGCACTAGATGTAGAAATTAAAGATCTTTTTGAATTTGATGTAAAGGAGGCGTAACCAATGCTACAAGAAAAAGATTACACAATCACACTACTTGAACATAAGACACTGTGGACGATGTACGATCTCATGGCGCATACGAACAAAAGCAGAAATACATTATTAAAAAAGTTATTGTTGAACCCAAAGCACCAATCGAAAATTGCAGAATTCACACATGCACCAGCACATAAAAATGACCATTGGTCTTTTGTTGCTAAGTATATGAAGCAATACATCGAAGAAAATCACAATCGAATATTTTAGAAAGCAGGTAACTGACATGAAACAACAAGTGATTATTACTAAGTCGGTATGTGGTTGGTTCAACTTAAAAGACACTAATCACAATCTTTTACTCAACATCGCACCAGACGTTTTTAAAGAGCATTTTCCAGAAGTCAGCGAAGATATTTGTATTGCGTGCATGCAATTGGATATTGGCAGAATTTTAGAACTTAAAAATAAGAAAAAGGTAGGTAATTAAAAATGGATATTCTAGAAAAATTAGAAGAAATGAAAGAATTTTCAATAAAGTATGGTGAAGTCAGATATGCATATGGGAGAGCAAAAGCACATTATGAAATGTTTCAATCTCTCAACTTATATGTAACAACACATTTATCAGATGAAAATGAAATCAAAGCATTTGAGCATTTTAAAGAGATGATTATAGAGGATTTACATCATGAAATAGATATATTTGAAGGTCTTTCACAAGAGTATGACGAACAAATGAAACAATTAGATAAAAATTTTAAAAACAAAGGGGAGAACGAATAATGAATTTTAAAATAGCTAACTTACTAAATGAAATTGAAATCATTAAAGGAAAGTTTGAGGACTTACTTACAACATTCATGTGGTTTGAACAGGAATATTTTACACATGATTCTGATCATCAATTAAACAAAGAAGAACTTAAAATTCATGGTTATAAATATCACGAACATCGTATTCAGATTAATCAAGCGATTGATTTAATGCAGATGTATACAAAGGAATTAGAAAAAGCGCTATCTGACGAAAGTTTGGCGACTGAATCAGATAACGCTTAGCAATGAAGTATTTAATTAAATACTCACTAAAATAATAACATATATGAAAGGTTGGTTATTCTTGTTCGACTTAAAATATAATGACGAACTTCACATAGTATTGTATCAAAGTTTGACATCAAAAGGAACAGATGACGTAAAAAATATAAAATGGTCTGACTGGTGCGAGTTTTTAACTCGTCCAGTTATCAGCCATGATAAATACGCTAATAAGCTAGCGATATATGGTGATGTTGCTGATGCTGAAGGTATATCACACCGTCGTTTAAAAGAAAATGTGATGTATCGACAAGTGTTTTCATTGGACTATGACGACATCGACGATATGAACCGATTTCTAAATAACATTAAAGATAAGATGAAACATTTTGCGTATTTTATATACAGCACATTCAGACATCGTGATATACATGATGAGAATGATAAAAACTTACGTCCTAGGTTTCGTTTATTGATTCCTGTAGACGATATTTTAGAGCCTGACGAATATACAAAGTATGCTGGAGCATTATCAAGGTACATTGGAGAGCCAATTGATGAATCATGCTTTAAACCAATTCAATTATCAGCATTACCCGTTATAAGTAATAAAGATGCACCATATCATTGGTATAACAATGACGCTCCTTTCATCACACGTCACCAATTGAATAATTGCCTTGCTAAATTCCCTCTCAATGCAACTCAGAGCGAATCTCAGAATATTATAGTCAGATATAAGAGGCATGACAGCGCATATTGGCGTGATATTGCATTCGGAGTTAGTGAAGGTGAACGGAATCAAACCTTAGCTTCATTAATAGGTTATCTGTTGCGTAGATATGTAGATCAATATTTGGTATATGGTCTGGCAAGTGCTTGGGCAATGACTTGTACACCACCAATTGAACAAAAAGAAGTAAATAAAACATTCGAAAGTATTTTAAAAAGAGACAATCAAAATAAGAAGGGGGTTTCTGATTGAGTGAAGTAACTAAAGAAGATGTTTTCGAGTTAATCGAAAAAACTAACTATATGACAAATAACGACGATTGGCGCAGTAAATTAAGACGAACAGCAACAACTAATGCATTAAAAAAGACAACAACTAACGCAGAGATTATTTTAGGCAACGATGAAAGTTTAAATAATTTAGTTCAATATGATGTATTTGAAAATGTCACTAAACTTAAACGCCTTCCTTACTGGCGTTCAAAAGACGATACAAATTACTATTGGGCTGACATTGACACAACGCATGTTATTTCTCATATAGACAGAGTTTATCATGTGCAGTTCAGCCGTGATGTTATGGATAGTGTTATAGAAAAAGAAGCCTATCAAAACAAGTTCCACCCTATCAAGTCACTTATTGAAAGTAAACAATGGGACGGTGTAAAAAGAATAGAAACGCTCTTCATTGATTACTTAGGTGCAGAAGATACACATTATAACCGTGAAGTAGCTAAAAAATGGGTGATGGGAGCAATTGCCAGAATATACAAGCCCGGTATTAAATATGACACAATGGTTATTTTATACGGTAAACAAGGCGGGGGTAAATCAACACTGGCGAGCCGTATGGGTGGTCAATGGTATAACCAAAGTATTAATACATTCAAAGGTGATGAAGCATACAAAAAGCTACAAGGTTCATGGATTTGTGAAATTGAAGAACTATCAGCCTTTCAAAAATCTACTATTGAAGATATTAAGAGTTTTATCAGTGCGGTTGTTGATATTTACAGAGCTTCTTATGGCAAACGTACTGAGAGACACCCACGTCAAAGTGTTTTTGTAGGTACAACGAACAATTATGAGTTTTTAAAAGATAAGACAGGTAATAGACGTTTCTTACCGGTTACTACTGATAAGGATAAATCGACTAAAAGCCCGTTTGATGATCTAACACCTGAGGTTGTTCAACAAATGTATGCAGAAGCTAAAGTATATTTTGATAAAAATCCTATCGATAAAGCATTGCTTTTAGACAAAGAAGCCTCAAAAACTGCTTTAGAAATGCAAGCAGAACATTCAGAGAAAGATACACTTATCGGTGAAATAGAGGACTTCCTAGAGCAACCTATACCATCTGATTATTGGTCGTTAAGTTTACATGATAAACAAATTTTATTCAATGGTGTAAATGGTACAAATTCAGATAATCACAGATTCTCTTTTTATAACGACGGTACTTTATTCTCATTAGATGGTTCAAAGCCGGGTCAATATGTATGGCGTGATAAGGTTTGCAGTAAAGAAGTTTGGAAAGTGATGATGGGCAGAGATGACCAGCCTCAACCTCATCATTTACGTAAGATTGATGAAGCACTTAGAAATACACGCTATTGTGGGATAAAGAAGAAGAAAAAAAGATTCGGTGAAGGTATGGGACCACAACACGGTTTTGAGGTTGATATGTCACCATACTATAAAAAAATGGTTAGAAAGAATGGAAATTCTGGAACGTTGGAACGGTAATGGAACACCGATGGAACGCTCCGAACCTTTGTGAGAGTAAGTGCCATGCTATAAGTGTTCCAGTGTTCCACTAACTTTGCTCTAAACTTTAGAAAAAATAACTAAAATATCTCAAAGTGTAGGGGTAAAATCATGGAACATTGGAACACTAAAGCTATACCCCTTGTGGCAGTAAGATTCAAAGGTGTTCCATAGTTGTGGCATAGCATGGAACGTTGGAACGTTTACTAGAATAATGGAGGTTGAAAATGAACAAAAATAGATTGAAAAATAAAATCTTGGAATATATCAAGACTCATAAAGAAACATCATTTGTAGAAATAGAAAGGATATTTGAAGAAAATAACTTCAATTACAAAGGAGATATAGCATATTTAAGCGGAGAAAACACCAATGTTGTATTTTGGATTGGTTGGAATGAGGAAGCTTTCAAGCTAATTTCTGATTTAAAAAGAGAGGGAGATATAGAAATGAAAATATGTCCGCCAATATATTATATAATCGATGGTAAATGTTTGGAGTTGCCGATTGTAAGGTCAAAGAACATCAAAACAGAACATTGGTTACCTGTTGCGTTTTCAGTTGTATAGCGTAGATACACTGATCTAAATAATCCCCACGTTACGTTGTGGTTCAGCTGAACCACAACGAAAGAATACAAAGCGTTACAATCCCTTGCCACAACTAGCGTTATATACCCTAGTGTGGTATAATTTAGATAAATAAATCGAACGTATGTACTAAAAAAGAACTAGTGTTCTTATTAATAGAAAGCAGGTGAAAAAAAGTGCCGAAGTGGTTAGACAAGATACTTGGAATCAAACAATTAGAACAACAAGCAACAAAACAATATGAAATGTTAACGGGCAACTTTCGCGCATTAGGCAGTTTCAACGGGGACGCATGGAGTAATGAAATATATCGCAGTGCAGTTGATACCATCGCCCGACACATTGCCAAGTTATCCGGTAAGCATGTCGCAAATGGTATGCGTGATGATAACTATTCAAAAATCAATCGAATATTAAGACATCGCCCTAATCCTTATATGAGCGGATATGACTTTTTATATAAATTAGCGACACATTACTATTTGTATAACAATGCATTTATCTTAATTCAGAAGGACACAAAAGGTAATCTCAGCGGACTATATCCTTTATCAGCTTCAAGTGTTGAATATGTGGTTGACGGTTCAGGTGAAATGTATTTGAAATTTCTATTTAACAGCGGTGAAATTGTACATTTTCATCATTCAGAGGTAGCGGTGTTACGTCGTCATTTCAATTCAAATGAGTTATTAGGTGATACGAATGACGCAATTATGAATACATTGAATCTTGCTTATACGCAACAAGAAGGTTTAAGCAATAGTATTAAGAACTCAGCACAAATCAGAGGGTTGTTGAAATACAATCAGACATTAGCACCTAAAAAGCTGAAAGAAGCCAAAGACGAGTTCATGAACAATTATATGACGATGGATAATAACGGCGGTGTCATTCCTTTAGATGCTACTTTGGATTATGTCCCATTGAGTTTAAATGAGGCAGATATTGAAACGCCACAAATTCAAGCCGTCAAACAAAAGATATATGACTATCTAGGCATTAATGAAGCTATAATCACAGGTAACTATAGTGAAGACCAATGGCAATCATTCTATGAATCTATCATTGAACCATTCGCCATACAGTTATCCTCAGAATTGACAGATAAGGTATTTACCGAACGTGAACAGGCATTCAGCAACCGTATTATTTTTGAAGCGTCACGTCTGCAGTATGCGAGTACGAAATCAAAAGCTACTGTGATTAAAGAGTTGTTGCCACTAGGATTATTAACAATCAATGAAGCAAGGGACTTAATGAATCTGTCTCATGTTGAAGGCGATGACGGCGATTCACGCATACAATCCTTGAACTATATAGAAAAACAATTAGCAAAACAATATCAAATCGGAGATAAGGAGGCGACACCTGATGAAAGAGATTAGAAGTGCAGAAATACAAGCAGAAACTCGAGACGATGAAATGGTGCTTGAAGGTACAGCTATTGTCTTTGATAAACCGGCACTGATTAATACGCCGACAGGCTCATATACTGAAATCATCAAACGTAATGCGCTGGACGGTTTAAAATTCAATGACACACGTTTATTAGTGTCACACGATCATAACCGTTTACCATTAGCCAAATCACCTAAAACGATGAAGATATGGAAAGACGATGCAGGCATGTATTTTAGGGCAGTGTTGGCAAACACCGAAGAAGCCCGTTCCGTCTATGAATCTATCAAACGTGGAGATATGTCAGGCGTATCATTTGGTTTCACAGTATCAGACGGCAGTCGATACGATGTAGAAACACGCACACGGACAATTACAAAAATAGATAAAGTGTTAGAGTTTTCTGTGGTAAACTTTCCGGCTTATTCAGAAACATCTGTTGAAGCCAGAAGTCAAATGCAGGAAGCAGAACAACGACAACAACAAATTAAAAAAGCGAAAATCAATTTAAATAAACTATTTATGAAGGAGTTAAAATAATATGTTCAATACAGTACAAGAAGCATTTAACCATTATCGCAATGCGTCGCTTGAAGATATTGAAACACGCGCTGGGGAAATCAGAGGCACAATCGAGAATGACCCTGAGGCAGATGTGACTAAGTTAAATATCGAGATTGAAGGATTAAACCAAGCGAAAGAAAATATCAAAGAAAAGGAGCAGGAACAAGTGGAACAACGTTCATATAATCCAATTACAGGACAACAATTTAAAACTCAAGATGTACCAAAAGAAAATATCTTTGGTTCAGATGAATATAGATCAGCATTTTTCAAAACAATGTTAGGACAAGAATTATCTAACGTGGAACAACGTACATTCAATCATGCAATGGATTTACAAAAAACTGAACATCGCGCAGATGAGTTTACATCTTCATCAAATGCGAGTGCGGTGATTCCTGAACAAACATTGAATGAAGTCATTCGTCGTGCTAGAACACAAGGCGGATTACTAGCTAATGTACGTTCATTCAATATGCCTACTAAAATCCGTATCCCAATTAGTACACCACAAGAACGTGCAGAATGGCATACAGAAGGCGCATATGTTGAAGCAGACAAAGCAGTTACAACAGCCGTGTCATTTGAAGCGAATGAGATTATTAAAATCTTCAGTATTTCAGTTAAAGCAAAAACAATGTCAATCTCAGCTTTCGAGTCATATCTTGTTGAAGAATTGACTAATTGTGTTGTTGAAGCAATTGAATATGCACTTATCAATGGTACAGGTAAAAACCAAGGTCAAGGTATCTTAACAGGTATCACATGGGACAAGTCAAACAGCTTAACACTAACAGGAAAGTACACAGACTTCACACAAGCGCTAGGAATGCTTGCACGTGGTTATGCACAAAATGCTAAGTTCGCAATGAGTAATGCAACATTGTATAACCAAGTATACGGTGCGATGGATGCTAACCAAAGACCTATCTTTATCCAAGATGCACAACGTGAGAATGTCGGATATATCTTTGGTAAACCCGTTATCATTGATGACAATATCGAAGACGGTACAATTCTATTAGGTGACTTTAATTATATCGGTTATAACTTGCCACAAGGTATTATGCTTGAAAGTTCACGTGAGTCATCATTCCGTTCTGGTCTGATTGATTATCGTGCTATGGCAGTTGCAGATACACGTGTATTAGTTGATGAAGCATTTGTGAAGTTATCGGGTTCATCTACAACATCATCAGCATCAGCATAATATTATAAACCAGTTAGGGCATCAGTGATTAGCTGGTGTCCTTTATTCATAAAGGAGTGTTCACAATGATTATATCTATTGAAGATGCGCGCAATACTTTAAGAGTGGATGGAGACTTTAACGATGAGATTATCATTCCATTAGTCGAGGCGATACCTAACTACTTGTACCTAACAACTGGGCGTGATTGGTTAGATGAATCAGTACAACCATTAGCACAGACAACAGCTAAGTTCATATTACAACTATGGTTTGATCCACAGACACAAGATAGTGAACGATTGAAGCGTACGATTGATAGTTTGTTAGTATCTTTAACAGCATTAGGACGTGATTTTGATGGCTAGAAGTATTCCGCAGTCCTTTTATAAGTCTGCTAAATGGATTAAGTGTAAAAACAGTTATATGGCTAAGCAAAATTATATTTGTGAAAGATGTGGGGCGCTAGCGAGTATTTGCCATCATAAAGTATATCTGAATGCTGAGAATTATAAGAATCCATATGTATCACTTAATCACGACCATTTGGAAGCATTGTGTCAAACGTGTCATAATCAGGAACATTTTGGAAGTATCGCAATTGGTGAAGGATTACAATTTAATGAAAAAGGAAACATTATCAAAATTAAATAAAATAAAAATAGGATACCCCCTATAACCTTGATATGAAAGGAACGCTTGGGAAACGGTGCTGGGAGTTAACTTATCCTCCACCCGACTTTCCAAAGTTTAGGGGTACCTAAAAATAAAGTTAGGAGTAATTAAATATGAAATCGATTAATTTACAAAAACTTAAGAAGTATATTGATGAAAATAGTGTTAGCAATAAACATATTGCTTACGACCTATTAGAAGAATTAACATTTATGAAAGCAACAATGGAAGAATTAAAGCATACTGTACGCGAACATGGTGCAACATATATCTTTACACAAGGTGAACAGTCATATCTTAAAGAGAACCCCGCAATGAAGGCATACAATACAACTGTGACTAAATACAACGCCACATATAAACAATTGCTGACGTTATTACCTGATAACGTAGAAGAATCCGACGCATTTATGGATTTTGTCAACAATGCTTAATTACATTGAAGAATATTACCGCCAAATCAAAAGCGGGGAGATTGTGGCATCTAAACGTATCACCAAGCAATATGAAAAATTGATTGATGATATGTACAACCACCCTCAATATATTTATGATCATGCTAAAGCAGAACGCCCTATCAAGTTCATAGAAACGTTTTGCAGGCATTCAAAGGGTGAACTTGCAGGCAAGCCTTTAATACTGGACTTGTTTCAAAAAGCCTATATTTCGGCACTATTCGGCTTTGTAGATAAAGACACAGGCAAACGCCGTTATACTGAATCTTTTTTCTATGTCGCACGTAAGAATGGTAAAACAACTATGTTATCAGCTATCGCTTTGTATATGATGATTGCAGACGGAGAAAGCGGGGCAGAGGTATACTCAGTTGCATCTAAACGTGACCAAGCGAATATCTTATTTGACCAAGCGCATGAGATGATTAAGCAAAGTCCCGATTTGAGCCGTAACATCAGAAAACGCAAGAGTGATTTATATTTCAGTCACAACTTCTCTAAAATGCAATCGTTGGGTAAGAACTCAAATTCATTAGATGGTTTGAATGCGCATTTGGTCGTGATTGATGAACTGCATTCTATACAAGACAGAAACCTTTACGAAGTGATGAAACAATCACAATCCGCACGGACACAGCCATTACTGATTATGATTACCACAGCAGGAACACATCGGGGAACTATCTTTGATGATTTATATGAGTACGCGTGTAATGTGGTAGATGGTAATTTTAAAGATGATAACTTTTTGCCTATTATGTATGAACTGGATAAAAAAAGCGAATATAAAAAACCGGAGTGCTGGCAGAAAGCGAACCCGTCTCTTAATATATCGAAACGTGTTGATGATTTAGAGCGTAAAGTAGCGCGTGCAGAGAACGACGCAAACAATCTTACAGGCATACTCACCAAAGATTTCAACGTACGCGAAACTAGCCATAATGCATGGTTGACCTTTGAACAGATTAACAATACAGCTACATTCGATATTAAAGATTTTGCTGATTGGTACGCCATTGGAGGTGCTGACCTTTCAATTACCACAGACCTCAGTTGTGCCACATTGCTATTTGTAGATCCTGAAACTGAAATGCGCTATGTCCATCAGATGTATTGGTTGCCTGAGGACAATCTGAGGGAACGTGTGGACAATGACAAGATACCTTATGACAAATGGCATGAACAAGGGTTATTGCGTCTGTGTCGTGGCAATACGATTAATTACAGCGATATCACAGATTGGTTTGTTGAAATGATTGAGGATTATGAAATAACGCCACTGTGGATTTATTATGATAACTATTCAGCAAGGTATTGGGTTGATGAGATGGAAGGACACGGTTTTAAAATGGTGCGTACGCCACAGGGTGCAAAAACATTAAGTTTGCCTATGCAGAATTTAGGGGCTGATCTAAAGAAACATAAAGTGAATTACAATAACCACCCTATATTAAAATGGTGTTTGACCAATACAGGCATAGAGACCGACAGAAACGGTAACATTGTACCTGTTAAGAATCAATCACCTAAACGTCGCATAGACGGTACAGCGTCTTTATTAGATGCTTATGTAGGTTTGTTTGATAACTATGAAAGTTTTTTAAGAGCGATGTAATAGGAGAGGTGAACGACTTGTTACATCACAACGCATTTTTTCGTTTTGAAAAATTACACGACTCAAATTTGAGCTTTGACATGCATACTTGAGTTGTTTACTCAAAATCCAAAATTGGTTTGTGTAAAAGTATACGCTCAAAAATGATCATATACATCTAGCACAAAAGGAGGTTAACAATGGCATATCATTTTAATAATCGAATTAAGATTTTACAGAGAGTCAGCAGTGGGCCAATGCCAAATCAATTTGAAGAAAAAACTATTGCAAAACCGTGGGCAGATATAAAAACGATTCGTGGCAATGAGTTTCTGGGTTCTGGACTTACAGCATCAGAAATCCCCGTGAGGTTCATTATTAGATATAGAGAGGGGATAAATTCAAAGCAACGTATTAAGTGGAAAGATTTAGATTTCAATATTGAATCTGTGCAAAATGATAACGGCTTGAATAGGACGCTAACTATATACGCTAAAGCATATAAATAGTGTGCTGAGAGAGTGTCTGTGTTGCATTGAGGAAAGAAACGCCTCACAATTATTAGTGTAATTTAAAATGAGGAGGTAATTATGACTATAAATATAGACTATTGTAAGTATTTAAAAAATAAAGTGAAAAAAGTCGATTATATTATAGGTAAATTGTATAATATAATTATGGAACCTGAAGAACTAGAATATAGTAGATCAGATACTTTAAAATTATCAGAATTATACTCAACCATTGATGTCATTGAAGGTTTATGTATGACAGATGATCAATTTCATAGGTTTATAGAGGACTACGTTGTGCATGTAAGATTGTTTTACTATAATCTGGCTGATATTATTACTGGTAAAGAAAATAATATATCATGGATTACAGAAGAGTATAATATGTATTCGAAAGTGTATAACGAAACATATGAATTATTAGAT